TCTTGTCTCCACATTGAAGGATGCTGTTTCAACTTGCTTGTGCTCTACTACTAGATCTTCTGTTGCTAGTAATTTAGCGAGTTGTGATTTGATTTCGTGTTGTACTGCCATTGTGTCTCGTCTTTATATGGCCATAATAATCGAAAAACAATCGTAAGAAAGGCATTAGTGGACACTAATTTAAGTGGTTTATTCTACAGAATCTAAAACACTAATAGTTGGCATCCATCCAGTGCTTGCAATAATTGATATATCTGCAACATTATCCTCTGCTTCACCCGGAGTAAATTCTTTAACCGGTAGATTGCCCTGACCAAATTTTTCTGCAAGTTTTCTCACAGGAACAGACTCTCCATATCCAATTGGCACAGGCCCTGTAATGGTGCTAGGAGCAAGGTAACGAATCGCAGTGCATACATCATGCACATGAATCCAGTCTCTTTTATGATTTGTGACGTATGTTGCTTTCTTATCACGGAGTAACCCATACATCATATTTGGTCTGACATCAGGGCCATAGACCGTTGTGAAGCGCATTCCAACTGAATTAGGTGGTGCCATCTGTTCATTAATCCATTTACTCATCGCATATGGATTCTCCCAATAGTTATCATCCACTGCACTTGACGATGCATATAATAATCTAGTATTAGTTTCTCGACACCAATCGAATATGGGTTTTGCCTTTACAACATTATTAATGTAATATTCTTCTGGTTTCTCTAGACTTTCACGGATATCTGCCCATGCTGCAAGATGGATAACTAATCCATAATCTCCACCTTTAAAATTACCCACATCATCTGGTTTATCTATTCCATGAACTTCAAAACCTAATTCACGTCTCCAATCTGCGAATACATATCTACCTATGAATCCACGATGTCCTGTAACTAATACTTTCATGTCACTGGCCAATCAATAACTTTTCTAATTTGTTCATTATACTTCCACACTTCTTTAAGCATGTCAGCGTTGACACCATGACTTTCCATTTGAACAATCAATGAGTTCAAATCTTTTGGAAAACAAGTACCACCAAATCCTCTATCATTATCTATACCCGGAACTTTAGTATGTGATTTACCAATACGACTATCTGCAGTTACACCTTCACATACTGTATCATAATCCATTCCAACTGCTTGGCATAAGTCATATATCTTATTGAAATATGCTACTTTATATGCAAGGAATGTGTTGGAAAAATATTTGATTGCTTCACTCTCATCCGAGGAGGTAATGATACTTGGGATATTAGGAAAATATTGTTCAAACATACGAACAAAATCTACACATAGCTCCATGTCACCACCGACAATATTTCTTTCTGAGTTAGCAAAGTCTTTGATTGCATTTCTTGCAGTCAGAAACTCTGGATTATGAATTACATTAAATCGTTCATAATATTTTTTTGTGGTTCCTATTGGTACAGTTGATTTAATTATAAATGTTCCTGTAATATGAGCAAAATTTGGATCAGGTAAATTTTCAAAAAAATCATCAAGTATTGAAAGGTCACATTCGCCACCATATCTCATGGGAGTTGGTAAGCAAACAAAAATAAAATCTTCATTTATAACTTCACCAAGAGTATTCAAAGATCTATTCTTATCAACATCATAGACCTTACAACTTGTTTTATCTCTAAAGTTTTGATAAACAGCATTGCCTACAAAACCATTACCAACAATTCCAATCATAATGCCATCCTACTAAATCCTTTTACTTTTTCAAATCTTACCACATTTTCAAACCTATCATCAAGGCCTGTTTTATGTGATATGACAAATATATTTGCATCATCAATAACGTATTTTATTATTTTTAAAAACTCTTCTGTTCCTTGACCATCTAACGAACTATCGAATACCTCATCCAATACCATTAAGTTTGTTGATACTGAATTTTTAAACTTGGCAACTTCTCTCCAAGTAAATAACAAAGCTAAATCTATTCTTTGTTTCTCTCCCTCACTAAACGATGCATATGAAAAATCTTCGTGAATCGGTGATTGGACGGTTTCGTTAAACTCCTCATCAAGAGTAAAATTTATATAAAAATCCATCATCTGTAGATAACGATTTATTTGCTGATTTATCAGCGGTAGATACTTTTTGATGATTTTAGTTTTAACTCCCCCGTCCTTTAGCAACTCGTAAGTATAATTAAAATATTTAATTGTTTCTTTTTTCGTGGCTAAGGACTCATATGTCTCCTGTAAAGTGGACTTAAATTTTTCTAACTTTTCATGCTCAGTATTTCTGTTTTCAATTTGATTGGTAAGTGTTTGAATTTCATTTTCAATATCTCTTTGTTGTTTTTGGCAGTTAGAGATAAGAGTGTTGTTTTTAGAAATGCCATGCGTGAGTCTAGTAATCTCCTTTGATAAGTGAGTAAATTTACGCTCTCTATCTTGTTCTTTTTTAATTGCTTTCTCTAGTTCTTCGTAACCAGATTTAAGCTCTTTTGCTTTAGTTTGAGCGTGATTAATTCTATTTAAACGGAACTCTTCTTCAATAGATTGTGTGCATGTTGGGCATACCGTATTATCTGTGAAGAACTTATGCTCCTTCGTAATGGTTGTTACTTTATTAGCGATTTGACCTTTCAAAGTGTTAAGTTTCGCTAACGTAGTTGTTGTGTTTGTTAGTTTTTCCTGCTGCTCTTTTAAACCAAAAATAGCATCACTTGCTTCTTCATTCTGCATTGTACAAACACATATATCATCGGCAAGTGCATCTTTCTTTTTCTGTTTATGATCTATATCTTCTTTACCACGAGTCTCAACATCTAAAATAAATTTTTCTTGCATCTTAACTTTATCATTCAAAGACTCTCTTTTTAAATCTAGTGTCTTAACTTCATCTTTAACCTTCCTTAATTTTTCTTTAAGGATATTATTCATCGAGGTAAATATTTTTATATCAAGGAGATCCTCTATGACTTCTCTACGATTTGGTGCACTTAGCTGCATGAATGGAATAAAGTTACTTGATCCTAGAATGACAATCTGTGTAAAAGATTTATAATTCATTTTTACAACGTTCTGTTCTAACCACTTTTGCTGATCATTCACCGAAGCAGCTTGGTCAAGTAACTTATCATTTCTCCATATCTCAAATATATTTGGTTTAACTCCTCTTATAACTTTCCATGAAATTGTTCCGATTTTAAATTCTACTTCAACACATAATTCTTTTTCATTAACAGTATTAATTAATTGACTTCTGTTTATTTTGCGAAATGGTTTTGCAAATAAACCAAAAGTGAGTGCATCTAAAACTGTGCTCTTTCCACTACCATTTGCACCAACTATTAATGTTGTTGGTGATCCTTGAAAATCTATTTCAGAATATTGATTTCCTGTTGATAGAAAATTTTTCCAACGAACTTTTTCAAATAAGATCATACTTTTTATCAGGTGGTATTACAATGTCATTTGATGTAATAATAGTATACTCATATTCATGAGTTTCGCACATTGCAATCATAGTTGCAGGTTCAACTTCCATAACATGCATTTCTGGATAACCTTTGTCCTCCAACATCATAGCATAACGAACTGCATCATCCCTCTCTTCAAAAATATAAAGAACGTCTTCACCTTCCTCATTTTTTACAGAGTAAGCTCCGGCATCCTCTCTTCCATCGATCGTGATGATATGCATTAGACTAACTCACATGCTTCTTGATATACTTCTTTTATTATATCTTGTATTGTAGATTTTTGCAAATCAATTTCAGATTCCTCTACATACCTATTTAATATAGAAAGTGTATCTTCAGATTCAAAGGCTTCAAACTCTTCATTTTCTTGAAGTTGAAAGTTTTCAAGTATTTTTAATTCATGAACATCTGATGAATATATTTTATCAATATATCTTTCAAATTTTTTAGGATCAGATTTTTTACGAACAATCAACTTTAAAATTTTACCCGCAAATTGACGAGTATCTAAAAGTTGTGCATCATCATCTTCATAATACAAGTTATAAAACATTTTATATGGATTATTTACAGGTGTATGTTCCATAGTGTCTGTATCAAATATATGAAATCCGCGAGTATCACCTACATCATTCCAATACATTTCATATGGATTACCAAGATAGAAAACTTTACCATTATCAGATCTTGTATGATAATGGCCTGAATAGACTTTTTCAAACTTATCAAATGTTTTTACATCTGTACCATGATCCATAACAAATCCCGGATTTATTTCAAACCCCTTACATTCAAGATGACCCATCACACATGGTGATTTTGATTTTTTAATCATCTTCATTGTTTTCTCTTTATTTTCAGAGTTTATCCAAGGTATTAATAGAATACTTAATTTACCTAATTTTATATCTGTCGCCTCTGAATATATTTTAATATTATTATATTCA